TGGAGGTGGGGGTGGAGGTGGGGGTGGACCACCCGTGAACTTCTGTGGTGGGGGTGTATAGTTTGTAGGGACCACTACGGTACGACAGAGTTTGATGACCTTCTGTGCATTCTTCACACTATTCTCAAAATTTCTAGTGATTTTAGCTCGAAGTTCAGATGATGAGAGTTGTTTTCTCTTACCCTTGACATTCTTCGTGACCCTCAGGCCTAATTTTTTAGCTTTGTTTTTTAATTCCTTGTATTGCATTTAATATATATAGGGAATAAAATATACANTGAATTATAATATGGATAATGATCGACTCCTCAGAGAGGTGGTATTACCACAATTAATCCAATTACAGTCGGAAGTCAACGCACTAAGAAAACATACATGGCCCTACGTGCAATCACAAAAAGAGCAAAATCAAATAGACGACATAGAGACCAAGAGGGATTTTATCAAAAATCTCGATGACGACACGATAAAAGAATTACTCAATATAAAGGCGATATACTCTGGAAGTTCTAATTTGCAAAAGACTGAGTATAATTTATTAAAAAATCATTTCTGTTAGAAAAAATCATCCGTTCTGTATAAGTTCACCACGAATGAACCAGGTTTTCCGGTTACAGATACTGTTTCATTCCCATACAACTCTTGACAACCCACATCGTCAATACAATCTCTGTCTCCTACGGAAATTGGGATGGGGTAGAGATTTTCACCACCAGTCGTGGTGTAGTAATGATAACGATCTCTACGCCCCCTAACTTCTTTTCCATATAACGGAAGTATTTCCTCTTCACCGACAAGAATACCCATCTGCTGCATGTATCCGGGTTTATATCTCTTGATGGGTGGTTTTCTAAACTCGGGTTCTCTTGGGGGTGGAACCTCCACAGGAACCTCCACAGGAACCTCCACAGGAACCTCGATCACCCTGGGATTCCACCATAAATACACATTGAGTATGATGAGTAAAATCACTAATGCTATTAGAGCCTTCATTTACTATATTATCAATATTCTTTTTAATTTAAAGAATTTATGTAATAAAGAGTAATGCGAGTATTATCGATAGACATTGGATACAATAATATGGGACTTGTGATGGCTGAAGATAATACTGTGACTTTCATAAAAAAAGTTAATCTCGGAGACTACAAATTCATATATACGAATGATATTGTAGATTTGGTCCCTTTATTTGTAGATGAACATAAAGAATTATTCGAAAGTGCTGATAAAATCCTCATAGAGAGACAACCACCTGGTGGATTCACAAATATAGAAGTACTACTACATTATATGTTCAAGGATAAAGTCTCTTTAATTTCACCCGTGAGTATGCATACACACTTTGGTATGAGACATCTGAATTACGAACAAAGAAAGGAGAGGACAGTTTCCATAGCTGAAAAACATTTAAAATATGAAATTCCATATGAGAGGAAACATGATGTAGCCGATGCATTGTGTATGATTATTTACTATAATTTTAGAAATACAGTGCATATTTTCGATCGATTCAGATTTTCTCCCAATGTATAATTACTTTTGTTCACGCTTCAGAATAGTGAGTGCATTTGAAATCATATCAAACGCGTTAAAAATCTCATTGACATTTCGTCTCTCGAGGCATTCTTTCAATTTTTTCATGTTACACTCGAAAGAGTTCTCCTCATTTTTCCTCAATTGAATTTTACTATCAATTTCTCTTACCGCATCCTCCATGGCTGCATCGAGATTGGCGATTTCACTGTTGATGTGGACTTTTTGACTATCTAGAATTTCTCTTTTGAGTGAATTTTCAGCAGTTCTCTCGATTTGGGATTCGATGCGTTCGAGTTTATTCTGAAAATATAATAAACTCTCTGAATATGAATTCTTACAAATGTCCTTGAGTTTGGTGAGACGGTCGATTTCTTGCTGCATGATACATCAATCTAGTTTTTTAGCTTTAAATACCTTACACACATCCCTCATAAAAGTATCAAAATGACCTAAACGATACTGCACAAATGCCCAAAGTATAAAGAAGAGAGTCTTCGTTAGTCGATTGACATCGTTATCTTCCATCTTATATATGGGTCCCACCACCCTCCCCATGAAAGTCTCCTGTTTATGTTTTCCCGTCATGTACATTTCCGCTTGGGTCAATGCACATGTGTCATCATTCACAGACCAATGGTAAAATATAAACGGTATAATCATTGAATAAAATTCTAATTGTCTCCTGTTATTCGTAAAAGGTGTGATGAGAATCCATAGAAGAAATACAAGATGAATGACAAAAATTATATTCATCTATTATAAAATGCGTGAAGAAATTAATTCATGGAATGAACATCACGAAAATATACTACGACAATGGGGTGAAGCATCCGCGTGTTATAGATACATGCATCATAGATCCTTTTTGATGTATAAAAAACTGAGTCTCCGTTTTAATCTCCCCGTTATNGTTTTATCAACTATAACAGGTACGGCAAATTTTGCACAATCATCATTTCCCGATAATATTAAACCGATAGCACCCGCCATCATAGGTGGTATGAATCTTATAGCTGGTCTCATAGCAACCATCATGCAGTTTTTAAAAATTAATGAACTCATGGAAAACCATAGATCGGCAGCTTTAGGTCATGGAAATTTATCGAGAAACATTAGATTACAATTGTCTCTTCCCAAGAATGAACGACCCAACGACGGTTTAAAATTTGTGGAAGACTGTAAATCCACATACGATAGCCTCATCGAACAGTCACCACCCATACCTAAAAAAATCATTCGCAATTTTGAAAATGAATACCCAATCGATGGTATTTTTACAAAACCAGAAATACTCTCAGTTAGACCCATACATCTCGTGAAAAACACAGATCCCATTGTAGCCATCACAAAAGATACTCCATTCGAGAAGGTGGGTACCTATCTGGCCACTACCGAAACACCGGATGTTGAACAAGATACACCAGGAGCGCGAATATGATGAGATGAGTTAAAATACTACACACAACGCATGGAAGTATAATTTTCCTTTTTAAAGGTTCGATCACACGTGTATGTAGTGCGTCGTTACCGAGTACCAAATCTATCGCCTGATTAGTAAGATCGTCGATGGATTCTTTCATTAAAATAGTGGAACAAAAAAATAAAACTGATGAACCCACGTTGCACACCGAGAGAATCGAACTGATTCGTAAGTACATGAAAGAGGGTAAAAATATTTTCATCTGTGGGGCACTAGGCGTGGGAAAGACGTTCATTCTCGATAAGGTTCTCGAGGGAACGAATCACGTCGAACTTCTCCCGGAGCACATGAAGTCTAAGTCTACTTTTTTATCCCTAGTTGAATCCACAAACAAACATATATTCATAGATGGATACGATCCCGTATTCAAACCAGTGATCGACAAGGTATCCGATGGAGGTAAGATTTCTAGGGGATCTTTATTGATCACCACCAACACCATGTGTGTGTATCCAAATTTCGAAACCATACTCATACCCAAACATACACCAGATGTTCTCGTGAGTCTCGTGGACAACGCGGGACCCGTAGCGTACGCCGCGGCCGAACGAGCCGATGGGAATATCAGAAACTTTTTCACCTATCTAGAAGGACATGAAGACATGGACATTTTCAAAACACCAAAGGAATTCATAATCGATATACTCACAGATCCAACTCCCATAGATATTTTAGATTCCATATCGGAACATGGACACATATGGGATATATTTCAGGAAAACTATATCGATTCAAAAGGTGTGGATGTCGTGAGGGCGGCTGAATCTTTTTCAGATGCCGATACCTATGACGTGTGTATGTATTCACATGGTGAATGGAATCTCATGCCCTACCTTGTGTTGCACGCTCTCACCATACCCAAAACTACATTGGGTGAACCCCTCGAGAAGGAAAAAATCAGACCTGGGAGATGCTGGACAAAATATGGAAATTATAAAATGAGAAGACAAAAATTCAAAGAAATTCAAAACAAATCGAGAATGGGATTGGGGGTCGAAGAAATGTGCCTATTAAAGAAGTACGCAGAAAAAGGTGACTTGGAACCACTCATGGCGTATAACATTACCCCACAAGATTTTGATGTCATCAATCACATTTCCGTGGGAAATGGTTTAAAGTCTAGAGATGTTACTAGAATAAAAAAGGCACTCAAGAATGCCCGCTGATGAAGAAGAAACCGATGAGACTGTCGTACGCGTCGTGGGTAATGAAATTCTCTTCTACGGAGACATAGACCGGGACAACGCCCTCGATTTTGTTGAAAAGTTTAAAAAATTGGAAATTGATCTCCTCAAAAAAAGTGCCGAACTCGTGGGTTTTGAACCAGTTATACAAATTCACATCATGAGCGACGGTGGTGACGTCTTCTCCGGACTCAACATGATGAATGTTTTGGAAACTTCTAGGGTGAAGGTGATCACCATCGCACAGGGATCATGTTGCAGTGCAGCCACATTTGTCTTTTTGGGTGGAAAGGAGAGACGAATGGGTAAAAATGCATATATTCTCATTCATCAGATTTCTACAGAATTTTGGGGTAACTTTCACGAACTCAAAAATGAAATGAAGGTATCTGAAAAGTTGATGAAAATGCTCAAGGATATGTATCTTTCCAAGACTTCAATCCCTGAACGAAAATTTAAACGCCTCATGAAAAAGGACATATACCTCTCGGCGAATAAATGTCTCAAATATCGAATCACCGACGCCGTTGTCTGATGGTGACTGCCCGCTTATATAAACTTAAAATACATATCACGATAATCACTATACACAATGTATTCAGATTCATAGGCATGAATGTGCGTTCTGGAAGCCTAAGTCGTTCCATTCTACCATAATTAACAATTGGCAGTGTTGACATCTATTTAAAGTAAATAATTTAAAAATGACTAGTATGGAACGCCTTATCAAAAAAGATAAAAATGGTCGTGAGAGGTTTACCGATATTCATGTGGAAGACCTAGGAGATGGGACTGCTCATATCATAAAAACTACTGGCATGGTTGGAAGTGATAAACTGTCCATTTCAAAGACACTCGTAAAGACTGGGTATGAAAAGGCTTGTATAAGAGCACAAACAATGTGGAACAATGAACATACCAAATGTACACAAATCTTACCCATGTTGGCTAATAAATGGGAAGATCGTCACAAGTATATCACTGAACCTTTTTATGTTCAACCCAAATTGGACGGTGTACGCCTCATAGTCTCTAAAGATGGATGCTTCTCTCGAACTGGTAAGAAGATCGAGGGTCTAGAACATTTGGCGAGGGGTCTCGGTGAGGGGGAGTACCTCGATGGAGAGTGTTACGCACCAAACACCACATTCGAAGAGATTACGAGTCTATTTAAGACGAATCCCAAAGCTCTCGAGTTTCATGTGTTTGATTATTTCGATCTCAATAGACCCCAACTCTCATTTAAAGAGAGAATGACACGCGTGTCTGTCGATACATTTCTCGTCAATAGGAAAAGTGAAATTAAGGGGTACCATGACTTGTTCGTGAATCAGGGATATGAAGGTATCATGATCAGAGAAGCCTCGAGTCTCTATGAGGTTGGTGAGAGAAGTAACTATCTCCTCAAGTATAAATCGTTCGAAACGGAAGAGTTTAAAATCGTGGGAGTTCACGAAGGTACAGGAAGGGACATCGGTACACCCATTTGGGAATGTCAAATAAAAGAGGGTGGTGGTACATTTTCCGTAAGACCAGAGGGGTCCATGGAATCCAGAAGAGAAGCTTTCACACGAAGAAAGGATATCATAGGGAAAATGTTGACTGTCAGATTTCAGAACATGACAGCTGCTGGAGTTCCACGATTTCCTGTAGGTATAGTAGTTAGAGATTATGAATAAAATAAAACTCATTGCCCATCGTGGTTACTCGTTCGAACATAGGGAAAATAGTTGGGAAGCTATCAAAGCGGCCATAGAGTTGGGATACAGTGGAGTAGAAATTGATGTGCAACCATGTGCCTCAGGGGAACTTTGCCTACATCATGATCTTTATGTAGATGACTCCTTTATCTGTGATATGAGTGTGGATGAAATTAGGGAGAAGGGTATATGTTTTTTGAGGGACATTTATGATAAAATCCATCATTCTGTCCACTTGTACATAGACATAAAGGGTGGGAACGCCGAGGCGGTCGTCGAGTTTTTTAGAGACAAGGTTCACGATCACGTCACATTCTGTAGTTTCAACCGACAAATCCTACGTGCACTACCATCAAACATGAAAAAGGGTACCACATTCGAGATGATACCAGGAGGTGTGTATGAGTACGACATACTCACTGAGGGTATGGATGCGGTACTGATACACTGGTCATGTCTGAATGAAGAATTCATAGGGTACTGTAGGACCAAGGGGATCGAAGTACTGACATACACCCATAAGACCATGATGGACCTGCGATACATTTGTCACTTTAAGCTGGATGGAATCATCACTGATGGTTTAAAAAATACAGACGCATGAAATTCAAAAGATGAACCGCATCGCCATCGACATCGATGAAGTCCTCATGCCCTTCGTGAAGCCCATGGCTGACTGGAGGGGGCATAAGATGCCGAGGCGGCGGGGTTACAATTACATTTATAGGGAGATGTTTGGTATTTCTGAATTTGAATCTCAAAAGATGGTGAGGGAGTTCTACGACTCT